CCGTTATTCCAGACAGCGTTAATGCTATTTATTGGGCCTTCGCTGAGGCCGAGCATAAATGACGCGGAATATCCATACCCTGTCTGAGTTGTCTGGCTTCCTCCGCCCTTTCCTGAGCTTGACTGAGTATACTGTGGCGTAGCTGTGAAAGCTCCGTACCATATCATATTCCCAGGAACTCTTGTTGCTCCATAAATCACAGGGAGCGTTAAACCGTAGACAGAAGTCGAAACTGACAGCCCGAGGGCTGCAGGTTGCACTGAAGAGTTGCTTGAAGGCGTATGAACAAATAATCCAGCCATTTACTTTAATCCTTTTGGTCGCCAAAATGAATGTAACCTGCCCCTGAGTTCCGCATCGTCTGCAGCCGCAAGAACAACCCCTTGTCTGATATATGAGTGGATAAGCTCTCCCGGCCAATTGACAATAATCGCAGCATGAGAGACGCATCGGCCAAAAGTGAAAAGTGCTATATCCCCCATTTTCGGGACAGTTATTTTCCTGCAATACTTTTTAATCCACCACAGATACTTTTCCTCTGCTCGATGCAGATGCCAATCGTGAGGGTAGTCTCCAACATCAACTTTCTCAACAACTCCGGCTGCGGCATAAACTTCGATGAGTATCTGTGCGCAGTCCACTCCTACCCCCTTGATGGCGGCGTGGTGATGGTAAGGTGTCGATAACCATGTCCTGGCTTCCTGGATTACTTTTTCTCTCATACAACCGTTTCTGGTATTGGCACAAACGGTTGCCCTTTAAAATTCGCGCCATTACTGAATTTTGTCTGGCATGTCGTAAGCTGTTTGTCGCATCCCGCATAAATCATAAACGTGTCGCCTGCTACCGGAGATACAGGGAATGGACTGAGAAGAGTAAGAACCCCACCTACCCATGACTTTACAGTTCTTGCTTCACCGTTTGCCGCTCCAGACGTAAAGATTATACCTCCCTGAGTCCAGTATCCCGCCGATTGGCTTGCCGCGGCCCCTGAAATTGTGAGACTCGTGCCGGTGATCGTACTTACGGTTCCTGCTACGGAATATGAGGATCTCGATAAAGTGCAAGCTCCATCATAAAGCGAATTCTGGCAGGCCGACTGGTAGACGTTTCGAGGAACGTTGACGTTCAGTCGGTCAGTCAAAGAGTTGATCGTAATTGAGGCTCCGTTCCGGCTTGGTGAAGCCTTGGCAACGTGCCCGGTAAACCAATTGACCGTCCCGATAACAGAATGGTCCGTGTTGAGAAATGCGCGATCTACCTTAACCAAGGCCCCGTCCAGTACTCCCTGAGTTATCGCCTGCATGAATGGGACTCCAAGAACAAGCATCGATGCGGTAGCATTGATCGTGATGTTCATCGTTGCGACTTCCAGCCCTATCGTCTGTTTTAATCCGTCGCGTGAGAAAATTGCATCGTTGCCTTTGAACGTATGTCCTCCATTTACTACATCGTAATCTGAGCCGGAATAGTAGTAATTGGTGTAGGTTACGGACAGGCCGCTTGCCCATGCTGTATTGACTACTGAGAGGGTGTAAAGATCAACAACAATAAACTGGCTGTTGGTTAATAAATATGCGCTGGTGAGGCTCCCTGTAGGTGTTTTCATTATAATTTGTTGCTGAGTGAGCCGTACAATGTCAAGCCGCCGTTTGTCCAGTAGTCCTGCATAAGCTGCTGAAAATCGGTTGTGTCGGTATCGAAACGGCACCTGAAATAGTAGTTTCCTGTCCAGATCAACGCCGTACCATTTGCCGGAGCTGATGAAAATGTGACCATTCCTGTACTGCTGATTGACGCAACTGAACCGCCGGTGATGGTTGGTGTGCCGTTGATGTTCATAACCGGCTCAAGAAAACTTGTTCCTCCACCGAAATCTCTGGCAAGCTGAAACGTGGTTGTTGAGCCGTTTCCAGTACCAAACTGCTGGCTTGTCGCGAGGTTGTCTGTCGTGTCCTCAAACAAAAACGAGTCGAATGAGCCCTGTCTGCTGATGAAAAACCCCATGAGCTGTTTGAGTTCGTCGAACGGAGACGCTGGAACCTGCTCGCTCATCTTGTCCCTAAGGAACTCGAAATTAAGCTTAAACGTGTACATGGGGGTAGCCATGTACGCGACCCGCGTCTCTCTGCCGGATACCGCCTTTTTGGTGACGGTGTTGAATATCGGTGTCTTAATTGTGTCCCATGTAATGCCGGGTAATACCGGAAATATGGCGTTGCTCATTTATTCTTTTCCTTGCTGTGGGAAGTAAAACCCCGGCCATGTTGTCGATTCGGTCGGGAGTCTTTTATTCAAGTAAACTGGGCCGACTCCATAGCCCCACCCTGAACAAGCTGATACCGCTTTTTCTTCTGTATCAAAGATTCCCGTAAACTCAATATTTGCCGGGTATTCTTCGGTAGGTTCTTTCCAGTTCAGACAAATCCACAATTCTTCGTTATCGGTCATCGTTTCAGGTTCCTCATTTGGTGTTTCAAACTGTCCGCCAGCGCCGAGCCGTTGTCCTGGAATAATCTTCTCACCGAATGAGCATCAACCGCATTGACGTGCAGGTGAATATCCCCTCCGCTTGTCGTTGCGCCTGCCGGCGATGAACTCCCGGCCATGCCTCGGATAACATCCGCATACTTTGCAGGTAGTACCATCTCGCTTTGGTGAAGCTGCGTGATGGGGTTTATTCCTGCGGGGATATCGTAGCCACCGGATGCCGATGCGACAGCCAAACCAGACATTACCATAGCCATAGTTGACGCATAGGCTGCGGCTGCCATTTCAGGGCCAACGTAAGGGATTCCTGCAACGGATGCGGCTGCCTCTCCCGCTGCTATACCGGCTGATGCCGGTATAGTCATCGCCGCTTCAGCTTTTTTTGTCGCTATGCTTGTTGCTGATGCCGCCGCTTCGCCCGCTGATTGAGCAGGAAGTATTCCAAGTGTTACTGCAAGCTTTGCCAACTCCCCTGCCGTCCATTTTGCTATCATATTCCCGATCATCGTCTCAAACGCGCCTTGTATTCCTTGCCAGACACCAAGCATAGCGGACTGAAAGTTTTTTGTTCCGACAATAAACCCGCCGATTGACTTCCCGAATCCATCACTAATTGACTTGAAAAGGTCTGTCCATTTCATCTTACTATCCTCAACTTGCTTGTTATCAGCTTTTTGGTAATCAAGGGCATACTTTGTTTTTAAGGATATAAGCTTCTGATTGAGCTGCTCAACCTTCTTCTCGCTGTTTGGATCACCCTTGTATAGGTCTATTTCTTTTTGAAGGGCTGCGGCGTCAATGTCATATTTCTTCGTTAAAAAGCTTTTCTCTTGAGATAGATATTCCTCTTTAGATGTAAGGTTCAGAGCGTTTGCATGACGTGCCGATTCCTCTTCGAGAGCAATAATCCCGTCCTGCGTTGTGCGCTCTATCTCAATCTCAGCCTTGCCTCTTTCCTCTTTGTCTTTGAGAGCTTGCTTATCTACCTGCAATTGCAGTTTCGCGTACCTGGTATAAATATCAAGGCGCTCTTTCTCCGTTAATCCTGTTTGATCAAGCGCACCTTTCCAATAATTCGCTTCCTGCTGTTTGCTAACCTCTCTTATTTGTCCGATTGATGCGTAGTATTGCTCATATTCAAGCTTTTGCTTGTCCAGATCAGCGGTTAACTGCTCTATGTAAGACGCTTCACCATCGCCTTTCGTCTTTCCCGTTTTCTTTCGCTTTCCTGATTCGCCGTCATACGTTTTACCGTTATTCGCGGCTTCTCTTTCTTTAGCCACTCCGCGCTCTGCTGCTGCCCGTTTCGCCGCAGATGAAAGCTGAGCGGCTTCCTGATCTTTAAGAGCTTGCTCCGTCTCTTTTATGACTTTCTGCTCTTCTTTATATCCTTGTTTTACCGAATCCATAGCTCCTGTGAAGTTCCCGCTTACGGCTTGCCCGTATGCGGCCCACATTGTGCTCCATGCCAAAGTGACCATTCTGATGTCGCCGAACAGCTCAATCAAAGCCCTATCAATCGTGCTGAAAATCCCCTCTACAGCGTCGCCTACCATCTCGACAACGTTCTTCCACGACCACATGTCGTCCGGCATGTCTTTCGCGAACGCCTTATGGCTCTCGCCTGTCAAGTCATGGAAAAGCTTAATCGTGTTATCGGTAAAGGTTTTAATGATCGTACCGAGACCATCTACAGCCGTTTTTGATACATCAATAGCCGCGGTGAAGATTGGGAACAACTCTTGTCCTATCTGAACGAATAGCTGACCGAGTTTCGTGAGTAAAGGGATAAGACTCTCTCCTATCTTCGCCATAAACCCCTCGACGACGATCTTCGTCGCGTTCATTTCCGCCTTGTATTCTTTCGACGCTTGCATCGCTTCCCCCGAGAGTACAAGGCCAAGCTTTTGAGCCAGTTCTGTCGCTTTCTCCATAGACTCATTATTGAGCTTTTGGAGTTTAATTGCGTCCTGAGAGTTACGCCCCCACAAGAGCATTGACACTTGGTTACGGTCTGTTCCGGCTTTATATGACATCATCACGTCAGTAGCGTTCTTCATGATCGTCTGCTGATCGAGATAATTCCCGTTTACATCCTTCGTCTTAACTCCAAGGTCATTTAGCCCTTGCTCGTTCTGCTTGACTTGTCGTCCGAGTTTTTGAGCCATGCCTGTATAGTCCTCAGACGTCAAACCGACAAGTTTTAGTTGTGTGTTCAGTATGGACGCTTTCTCTGCTGTCATTCCAAAAGTATTCATCAACTGCCGAGCCTGACCTACCTCATCTTGAAACGCTTTGATCGTCGCCGCAAATACAGCCCCTCCGGCGAATACAGCAAGCATGCCTGTCATTCCGCTTATCGCTGTGGATATCTGTTCGCTGATCCCCTTTATTTGCGTCCCCATAGTCTGAAAAGACAAAACAGCCTTTTCGGTTTCAGCTTTTGCGCTCACAGAAAGAGTTTCGCAGCCTGCTTTTATTTTTGCGGTGGCGTCCTGTACGGATTGAGCTGCTTTTTGCGCGCCAGCTTCGAGCTCCCCGGTATTGGCTCCAAACCCTACTTCAATATTGGTGTCACTGTTGTTGTTTGCCATTACCCCAGCATGGTTATAAATTGAGCGATAGCGGAATCGTTATCTTTGCTTGAAATGTTCGGCATTGATTGCCCTGCTTGTGTCGCGGTTTTTGATGGCTGCGACACTCCGAAATAAGCAGCAAGTTTAGCTATGCTTATATACGATGGCGGGCATTTGTCCGTGTGTCTTGTAAAGACCCTCAGCCGAGGAAAATCAAACCAATCATCCACTTGTTGAGCACTCATCCCTGTGCTCATTACCAAGTGGATAGTTAGCTCATCCCAATCTTCTATTTCTTCCCCGGCTTCTTCCCCCCCTCAACCACGTCAGATGCTACCGCGCCCATGACGGTCATGATTGCGACAAAAGCCTTCATCAGTATTCCTATATCTGCCATTTCATCAACATCTTCAACGGTCATGTCGGGGTAGTTCCTCTTGAGCGAATACAGTACAACTGTCGTCATAAATTCAAAGTCAAGATCAGCGGCGTGCTTGTCCCATGTGTTGAATTTCCCATACTCTGCCTGCAGGTTTTTTACCGCCTTGATATTCAGAGGGGCAAGCTCAAAAGACTTGCCCCCAGAAAAAGGAAATGACACGCCCTTAATTGTTACTATAGCCATAGTGTTTTTACCGGTTATTTATCGCTGAAAGAAATACGTCCCACTTTCTGGTTCGCGTCCGCGTAGCCCGTGAAATCAAATTCAGGGATAGCGAAGTCATCTAATTTTGTCGCAACACTGAACTTGCTTGACGTGCAGGAGTTGAGAATGATCGTGCCGTTTTTCCCGTTATAGTTTATCGAGAACGACACTGAAAATGTCGGCGCATATCCCATGAACGGATTTGAAATAATCAAATCCGCAGCTGTTGCTGCAACAGCGGTGTACGAGTAGTTGATAAACACAATCTGACCGACATCGGCGGTGGCGAATGTGTAAACGCCTGCCGTGTGAGAATATTGGCCTGTTGTTGGACCTGAAGCCACCTGTGTCATCGGGATGCCGTTCATGACGACGCCAAGATCATTAAGGTAAGTGCCCGATAACGGAGGGGTTACTGTGATCTGGAAAGGAGTCGTAGGAATTGCCGTGCCGGTCACGTCGTTGACGATTGCGCAAAGAGCACTTGTCTGAGTCTGACCGAAAACGAGAGAGTTTACGGCTGCAGCGTTAAACTGCGCGAAAGTTGCTTTACCTGCGATCTTACCTTTTCCGCGACCAGCGGCTACAGGAAACTGACGCTGACCATAAAGCTCTTTAATGTCCCACGAAAAGTCTATGGAACCGCCCTGAAGCGTCCCGATCTGAACGGGAGTAGGTACGGTAATTGCGGTGCCGTCGTAAGTGGTAAGCGGGATCGCGTAAATGTTGCCGGGGCCGAAAACGAATTGAGGCATGATTTTTCCTGTTTATGTTGTTGTTTGCATTTTTATGGTATAGATCGCTACGGACTGATCTCCGAGCGTCCCTTCATCCGTTATAATCTCCCCGTCAATCCAGCAGTGTTCCACCAGTCCGCCGAGCGTCTGCTTGTTGGCTGGTGTCGTCGGCTTCAGAATTGCATCTACCTGATCCATAATGTCATTGATTGCTTGTGCAGGGGCTTTCGTCGGATCCGGATCGTTCGTGTAAACCCAGATTTTGGCCTCAAGCGTATACTGTGACGGGAGTCCTTTTGTTTGCTTGACAAATTGCGCGGCCTGCGTTACAAACATCGCCGGCTGCTCTGATGGCGATACGTCGCTATAATGCTTCAATCGCCGGCTCACGGTTACAAGCCCTGATATGCCAGAAAGTTTCGCGAAGAGAGCGCTGTATATTGATTCACGGGTCATAGTTTAACCTTGTTGAGTTCCTTCGTAACAGCGAGCTGCAATGAGTCAGTGATCTCTGAGTTCATTTCCCGCAATGTTGTCCGTAGAAAACTGCGCTCTGGCATGTTGATATTTCTTGTGTGCGCCCTAACCGTCACTTGCGTGGGTGATATCGGCTTACCAAAGGCTTTCGTCATTTCGCGTTGAAACGATTTAACCAGAACTGAGCCGCTGAACCCGTACTCATGAATACCCGCGTACTCGACATTTGTTCCGACTGTTGCGCCTGAGTACCCCTGCTTGAAATCCCATTCAGGGTGGATTGATCGTCTTAACCGGCCAGTCCTTACCCTCAAAACATCACCACTCAGCTTACCCATAACTTTACCGGTCATCTTGAGCGCCAGCCGCATGATTTCCTTCTGCACGCCGTTCTGGATCTCCGGGATGGAGTCCTTGAATCTTTTCGTGAGTTCCTTCCCGTTCTCCAGTTTTGCTGTGATCATGACGGCACGATTCTCCTGTAGTTTTTCAGGATTGCTTTCACGTGCTCAGGCATTGCCGATGTGACGTAACTTGTGGTTTCCCCTGCCAGGCCCTTGCTCGCAAGTCCTACCCTATCCTTCTCCTTGTATTTCAGCGCCACCAGTTCAAGGCATGCATGCGCTACATCTGGCGGGCAGGTGATTCCGGCGGTGTAGGTTATCACGCAGTTGTAATTCCCTCGGCTGAAGGTGTAGCCGAAAAGAACGACGTTGTCCTTTATGACCATGTACCCTGCGGCCGTTGAGCTTGTGGTCGCCGGTATCGCGCATCCGTTCACGGTTACCGATGTGACCGTCCCGCATGGGGATTGGTACAGCTTGTGCCCGGTCTTGCCTCCGCCACAGAACTGATCCGTGTAAGGAAGTACTGCAAGTTGCCGGTTAAGCATTCCCTGGATGAATGCGCTCTCTGCTGAGATGATCGACGATAGTACGGCGTCATCGGCGCTGGATGTCAATCCCAGGTATGCTTTAACGTCGGCAAGCACGCACAAGTCTGGCACAGGTTACTCCGTTGGCGCTGCTGGCGCAGCTGGTTTTTCCTCTACGGCTTCCGGCGCCAGCTGTTCCTCGGCTGCTGCCTCAATGGATGCAGGCGCTGGATCAGGATCAGGCGCTGGCCTGGTTTCTTGTTCTTCGTCTGGCACATTCTTTCCGACCGTCAGGAGTCCGAAGCTGTAAAGCGTCTGTTCTGCTTCCTCTGGCACCTCGACGATGCCTTTTTTTCCCTTGTATTCCACTCCCTCGAAACTCACGGAGTGGCTTCCGGCTGGCAGTTTCATTTTGATCATATCTGTAAAATTTGCCCTGCCTCTCAGCAGGGCGGTTTCTGAAAGCTGGCTTTATCCGTTGGCGATGTTGCTGATAACGCCCATCGAGAATGGTGCGTAATGCTGGAGCACCTCGTCCGCGTAAACTCCGAAGTTGTACTGACGGGTAACCACTGGCCATTCCACCTGGTAGTAATCCTGGCGGGTAAGGATTCGGATTATCGCGTTCATGCTCGGTAGCGGGTAAGGCAGCGAGTCGGTGTAGAACAGGATCGTGCCTGGCGTCATGTTCGGGTGTACGGTGATCGGTACATCGACGTTCATCGCGCGGTTCATGACGCTGGTCACGTTGAATCCGCTCCTGAGCTGGCCCTGTGCATCGGCGCTGATAACTTCTCGAAGAAGTGGGACGCCTCCGTTGGCGACGATCTTCTTGGAGATGTTGTTGTTCTCCTGGGAGGACACGTATATCCGAGTAGGGCTTAGTCGGTACATGCTCCAGAAATAATCAAAGGCGGTATTGAACTCGGCGATTCCGCCTGCGCCATCTGATGTCAGCGGTGTGCCTACGCCTACGGTGCCGGTTGGCTGAATTGCGACGTATGCTCCTGATCCGCTCTTGAGCGCTTGTGCAAATAGGCCGTCAAAGTCGAGGGGGTTAAGCGAGAAATCCGCTGCGGTCAGTGCTGAGGCAAGCTGCCCAGAGCCTGGTGCGCCATAAAGAACTACGCTGTTGATGGTGGAAACGTAGGCCAGCTTTTCAGAGCCTGCCAATCCGATAAACCATGCGTATCCTGCTGCTCCAGCCTGCGCGGTTACGGAGGCCTGGATGCTCTGGTTTGCGCCGGTTGTTAGGATTGTTGCGTTTGCCGATTTTTGACCGGTCCCGGAGTTGTAGGCGGTCGTTGTCCCGTCAGCATTAGCACGCGTTACCTGGCCTTGGACAGCTGCGGTTGATGCGACGAAGCTCTGGCCGATTGCGCCGTTGTTTGCTCCTGCGAGGTCAAGGTATGCCTGCAGCGTGAGCGCTACGGCGATGACGCTATAAGTAGTGGCGTTGGTCAGTGATCCTGATCCGTTTGATCCCAGAACCAGGGTTGGTGTCGCTGTTGTACCGAGGGTGATGCCTGTGGCGTTGCCTCCCAGGATGGTGCGCTCTTCGGCGATCATCAAAGCCTGCAGAGCCTGGATCGCACTGAGGGATTTCAGATCTTCATACTCCTGGGCTGCGTAGCCGGATTCGAATGTCATACTCTGCTCGATGCCGAGGGCTTTAAAGGCTGCGAGGTATTCGTTCTGTGAAGTGCTGATCACGCCGCCTCTTTTGCCTTCCTGTAAAGACCCGCGGGTACCGGCGGTGTTGATGCCTGTAAATGCTTTCCAGTTCGCCTGAATTGCGTAACCGCCGCCTACCCTGGGAATCGTGTTCCTGAAAGGGGTAAGTACCGGGTACAGCTTCAACGATGGAGCCTGGAGGTTATACGCCTGCATGCCGGTGGTTGCAGAGCCTGGCTGAGTGTACGCCTTGATGATGTTGTCCGGCTGAGTCCTGGAGGTCTTGATAAGATCCAGGGTGTCTTTGATCATTCTTCCGTTCATCGCTTTGTTTGGTTTAGATTTGTTGTTTTTTATGCCAGCCCTCTGCGGGTTGCTTTCATAAGGCTTGCGGCTTCGTTCACCGTCCCGTCGGCGTTTTTCACTACGCAGTCATCGTATTGCGTGAGGTCTGAGCCTACGCTATCTGCGGTTTTGCCGATCGCGATGGTGCTCAGGACCGCTTTCGCTGGTGCTGGTTTTGCTTTGATCGTGTCGAGTTCTTCCTTCAGGCCCTTGATGAAGTCGGGGATTAATCCTCCCTCGATGCATCCCGCTTCGCCACATGCCTTGCTGATTGACTCCAGGGCTGCGGTGTGGGTGTCGTAGGCTTTCTGTAAATCGTCCCGCTCGGGCTGTACTTTCTGCAGGTCATCGCTTCCTTCGGCTTTCTCTGCGTCCGGAGTGCAAGAAGCGCCCAAGCTCACGGCGTGGTCATGGATCGCCTGCGCGGTCTTTTTGTTCTTCGCGCTGATCTCGGCGCCTGCTTTGTGGAGGTCGTCGGTAGTGGCGGCGTAGGCGATAAAGCCGGCATCTGCGCTATTGTCCGGCTCTTTGATCTCAGATGCAATAAATGCCTTGAGGTTATCTATCACGGATTTCAAAGCCTCCACTTGATCGGGATTCTCTACGGTCTCTGATAGTTCTTTGCTGTAGAGATAAAAGACAGCTCTGAGGGCCTCAAGAGCTTGTGATGCGTCATAAATCTGCTCGCCTGCGTATTTCTTGATGTCGTGTTCTTCGCCTTCCTCAAACTTCACCAGAGAAAAAATCGCGTCTTGGTTTGCTGGTCTATCAACCAGGGAAATCTCCACCAGCTTCAGGCCGGTCACAGTTGTCTTTTTGAGTTCGTCTCTGCTGGTAACTTTGCCGCCTATGCTGAAGCCTTTGTAAACTCCGGTTTTAACTTTCTTGACTGCGACAGGATCGACGATGTGTGTCCCTATACTTGTCGTGCCGTCATCCAGCACTTCAATCTCAAAAGTTGTACCGGCAGCTGCCGCTTTGTGCATTTCCCTGACGGCGCCAGTTCCTCCGAATTTCATGTAATCAGGAATGGCGGCTTTCATGGCCTCCGCTGTGATTATCTCTCCGTCGGAATCGATGGCTTCGGATGATGCAGTTCCCCATACTTTGATAGTGCCGTCATCCATCTCTTCCGTCTTGGTGATCGCTCCATAAAATTTCATATGATTCTTGGGTTTCTTTTAAGTGGTTTTCTGACCTTTTCTTAAAATCTACCCGGGACGAGTGCGCGTTTTGCGGACAAAGTGAGCGGAGGTATTGCGGGGTGTGGTGATTCTGTTGGAATAAAAAAATAGTTTGTTAAAAGTAGCGTAATAAAAAGCCCCGACTACGCAGGGCTGATTGTTGGTATGGGTATCTACTCTTCGACGGCTGATCCTACACGCGGAGCGCAAACACAGCGGCAATTAGGATGTTGCGGTGGCTCCGTTGCCCCGCTCGGAAATGCCTCTCCTATCTCTGCGATAGCTTGATCATTCATCTCGCACTCCTCAGAAACCAGATCATCACCTGCGGTCATCCACTGCCATTTCACGTCCAATCCTGCGCCTTTTGCTTCGAGATACGCGGCTTTGTTGCCCTGGGTGTCCGCAATCGCTGTTTCTGTCCGGGCAATCATCATGGCGCGTTCTTTGGAAAAACCGGTATTCTCAATGACTGAGTC